CGACCACTTATCCCAAGCTGCTGGGCCAGCTGCTCACGGCCACCAAGCAGCTGGCTGCCGAGGGCAACAGCAGGCCATCACGCCATCAAATCGCCCAGCGGATGGGCGTGAGCGATGAACGGCTCGACGAGATTCTGCGGCTGACGATCCCCTGCAGCTCACTCGATGCTGCTGCCGGCAGCGATGACCACAGCTCGTTGGGTGAACTGGTGGCGGATCAGGCCGCTGGCGATGGCGGCAACTGGATTGAACGGCTGGATGCCATCGCTCAAGGCGAAGCTCTGGCCGCAGCAATCACCACCCTGGATGTGCTTCAGCAGCGGCTGGTGATCGGCCACTACGGCTTGGATGGCATGCCTCAGTCGATCACCGCCTTGGCCCGCAGCGAGGGCCTGCGGCTGCGTGAGGTGGAGGGCTTGATCAATGATGCCCGTGACCGCTTGGGCGGCTTGCTGGGTGCGGTCAAGCCTTCTCCTGCCGAACCATTGCCACCAGCACCGATGGCGTGCGCCAGTGTGCTCCAGATCCCGCGGATTCCATGGCGTCGTGTGCGGGCCTGCCCAGGACAGCTGGCTCTGCCGCTGGTATGAGTGAGTGCAAGCTCCACTTCCAGCTCCGCCACCCGCTTGAGGCAGTTGCGCAGGCACACCTCCTGCATCACTGCACGCCCCATGAACTGATCGGCCATGGCGATCGCTTCCTCTCGATCCATCTGCTGCAGCTCACGCCTGGCGGTCTCAAGCTGGAGCTCCATCGCCAGACTGAGTTGCGGAACCATCCAGTTCGAAAAGCTCACAGCACATGAACGATGGGGCCATGCTTCAGTCTGAGAACCACCCACGGATTGACGTGGTGCAGATCCTTGGCGAACCGTGGTGGCGGGTGTGCTGCGGTGGGATCTGCTGCTGTGATCGCTGCGGCCATCGTGCGATTGAGAAGCTGCGTGCGCTATGCCGCAGCAAGGGGCTTCCTGTGCCTCAGTAGTCCCAGCGCACGCGAGGCTTGCCCTTCCTGATCCCTAGGTGCACAAAACCCTTGGGCGCGCCGTAGCCGACCGAGTAGTCCCAGTACCGATCGCAGAAGGCTTGCACTTGGTTGATGTCGACACCCTCTAGGTAGAAGTCCACCGCACCAACGCCTGGTGCATCGAACAGGTGCTCACTGGCAGATGCCCCTCCAACGGATCGATTGATAGCCGGCGGGCGGTAGCCGCTGGTGATGACGATGGTGCCGCCCAGGTTGCGCTTTACCCGCTCGAGGAAGTTGGCCAGCAGCGCCGCCGTGTCGACCTGGTGCTGCTGCTGGAAGCGTCTGGCCTCCTGCTGCAAGGCGAAGTCGCCCAGGGTGACATTGGGCGTGAGCCGTGCGGTGAACGGCGAGCTGGGTCGAATGACCGCAGGCTGCTGCGGTGCATGGGTCAAGGCAGGCTGTGAGCAGAACAAGGCCACCTCGGCGGCACGCCGGCGTGTCAGCCCCGCCAGCACGCCGTTGCCGCCCTTGTTCCACCGGGGCAGTTCTTCCTTGACGACGGTGGCCGGATCCTCCCCTGCCAGCAGCCTGCGCCGCAGGGTGGAATCCCCCAAGGCACCGAGGCCCACATTGAACGCGAACGAGATCAGTGCCGCCTGCTGCTGAGCATTCCAGCTCTTGGCCAGCGGCAGCAGTTGGAACACACCATCAGCTGCATCCTGCAGGTCTTGGCGGAGGTAGTCCTCGGCAACCGCTTTGGTGATCTTCAACCCAGGCTGCACCTCAGGTCCAGTGTGGCCATAGCCCACAGTCCAGGGATCGCCGCCGGTACCCGGGTCTGGGTAGGCCGTGAGTTCACAGCCCTCAAACTCAGAGACGATGCCGCGAGCTGAGGCCCACCATGCAGGATCTGGCGGCTGCTTGCCGTCGACGCTCCACGTCTTGAACCAGCCGTTGTCACGAGTGAGCAGGCTGGCCGGCATGGCCTCCTGCAGCTCTGAGATTGCCGCCATCTGATGGGGCAGGCCCTTGTAGTACCGGAACAGATCCAGCAGCCGCACGGGTTGCTTGCTCATACGCCCTGCTGTCCTTCAAGGTGAGACACCCGGCGGTCTAGGTCACTCATCTGCCCGCAAATTCGATCTAGGGCTTGGCGATTCTCATGCCGGTCAGCACGCATGTCTTCGCGGATCAACCCCAACTGTTGATTGATATGCTCAACACCAATCGCCAGCTTGGTAATTGCCATAGATGCATCCTCATCTCGCAGGCTGGTTCCACGGAACCATTGGCCAACCCAGCCGAGGGCGGCACCGCAAGCAACGGCAATCACCTCATTCATCGCCGGACCTTGTTGCTGGCAAGAGCGCGAAGCACGGTGAAGAACAGCTGCACCCATCCGTTGGCACGAATACGAGGCGAAAGGCTGAGCAGTTCGGAGCCCACCAACAATGCCGTGGCAAAAACGGCCAGATCCTCGGCAGAGATGTTTGCCATTGTGCCCATATGCCTGAGCACAGGATACGGATGGACTATGAGATCACACTGACCAGTTGGACCGTGACATCAACAAAACCACCACGCTTGTGCGTTTCTTCCGGCTGAGCGTTGTACTTCCATTGCGTGGTGCTGGGTACTAGGTCAGTGCTGCTGGCGTGGCCAGCCCAGGCTTCAGCGGACAGGGCAAACGGCAAGAAGCCGCCTTGTTGGGTGCGGTAGTGATCACGCAGCAACTTGGCATTGGCCTGGCTGAGATCCAAGAACCCAAGCTCAAGGGTATGGCCGCTGCTCACGGTGCCATGCAGGAAGCGAACGCTGCCCGCGCCAAAGCCCGTCTCAGTGGTGACCGGGAACTGGCCCAGGCTGTAACGCCTGCTGTCAGGCTCCAGCGCGGGGAAGTCCGCCATCAGTTCTGCAGCGTGATGGTGCTTGCGCCAATGGAGAAGGTGCCGCCGGCAGAGCTCACGTCACCACCGAAGTCGATGTAGGCAACCAGCTCATCCGCGGAGGATGCCCCACCACGGGACTTGTAGATCACGGCACCTCGAGCTGTCAGGGTGCTGGTCGCCCAGCTGACAGACGCAAAGCTCAGGGTCTCTTTGTCGTTGGCCGTGTCCTTGGTGACGGTGCAGGCTGATGTCGCTCCACCAGCGGTGTACCCAGTGCCGGTGATCTCATTGGTCACATCATTTAGCCGGTCATGCGTGTCCTTGTTTGGCGTGTAGGACGACGTGACCAGCATCACCTTAAAGGTATCAGCACCGAAATCGATGTTGTTGTTGGCAAGGTCGTCTAGGCAGGAGTTGTAGATCAGGCTTGCCACAGCCACAGTGCCGGTAGTGAACTCAGGCTATAGATCAGGCCCCTGTAGCCCCACCAGGCGCAAGAGAGACAGTAACGGTAACAGCCGCCCCTGGCACCGTAAATTTACCGGCAGACAGCGATGCTGTGATAGTGGCATTGATGCCGTTGGCCGCTGCTGCAATACCAGGAGCAAAGGTCACACGAATGAATGCGGTGATGCCGTTGAGCGTTATGCCTTCCTTGGAGACAGACTCCAGCACCAAGTCGACGTTATACAGGTCACAAGGCACATCTTCAACAGTGGGTGGTTCGCTGTAGCGCCAGCTGTAGTTGATCAATTCATAATCAGCTGCAGAACTCACGCCAGCCCATGCGGCACTGGGTAGGTCAAAGCTGAGGTAAGAGCCAAGCTGCCCTTGGTAGTGGCTAATGATCTCAAGCAGCTGAGCTTCCGTCAGTGCCACAAAGCTCAGCCGCAACTGGCTGGCCAGCATCACATTGCTATGGCGCACCCGGTTCTCCTTGCCACTCCAGCCTGCAAAAGGCGTGTGCGGGTATTCACCAGGCGTGTAGACACGGGTGACAGGGATCAGGGTGGGGAAATTTGCCATGAATTAAGGTGCTGGCGTCGGGACTGGGAATGCCGTGCTTGGCGGGGTGAAGGTGTCGCGATAAACAGCATCGTCAATGGTGATCTTTAAGCCGCCTTGGAAAGTAGATACCGAGGCGTAGGCAGGCAAACCAACAAGAAACTCAGTACCAATTAAGGCGATGGGCTCACTAGTAACAAGCGTCGCAACAAGCTCCCCATCAATAAAGACATGGAAATCCCCATCAAACTGATTCAACGCAAAGTGGAAATAGTCAGAGGTCAGCGGAATGTCAACAGAGATTGAGTCAAAAACAAACCCCATTTGATAAGACAACGATATTGAATAGACCGGCCCCGCATTGGCGGCAAGGGCAAAGTACACACCTTCAAAAGTGTCCAAGTCTTTGAGATTGACAATCTGATAAAACGACAGATTGGCAAGGTCGGCAATTCTTACAAATCCTTCAACACAAAACTCTCCGCCGCCTACGGCAAGGTCAGCCCAAACAAAACTAAGAAAATCGCCGACTGGCAAGAACGAAACCGCCGGCCCACCAAATGGTCCAGCAGTTGATGCAATGCCTTGGTTTGAGCCGTAGGTATCAATCACCGGCCCATTGTTAACAACAAAATTAGGCCCGCCTGCTGCCGCAATGTCCAAGACACCGTAATTGCCGGCTGCCACTAAAGGCTCAAATCTCACAATCAAGTCATTCAAGAAATTAACTTTGGGAAAGCCGCCTGTAGTTGATGTAAATTCAACCGTTGCAATGTACGTCAACTGATTTGCTGGATCTCCTGCTATCGCAGGGAATGACGACTCTGCAAAGGTGATCAGGAACTCACCCTCAAACACACGATCCGATGGCGGCACTGGGCCATCAGGATCCAATGGGTCCCAAGGGTTGGCGATCGTTCCAGTAAACCCAACAGTCGGCATGCCACCAGGCTGGGCCGGTGCCGGCACATCACCAGGCAGCACGGCTACTGTCGATGTGGAGCCAATAGTGGCAATCAAGGCGCCAAGTGCCTGCTCTGGCGCCACGCCAGTTGGTGAGATGCGCATCTTGACGCTCAGGATATTGGCGTTCCATACAGCTGAATAGAAATACAGACCGACGCCATTCTCATCAAGTGCATCGTCTTGATTGGTTGCGTCATCAGTTGGCCCAGTGCCGCCGCCGTTATCAATGACAGCATCAACAGGGACGCCAACATCAAGCGGTGCAAATTCATACTCCCCAGCACCAACCACAAAATCAATGTCCGTGAACGTCTCCGCTGGGATTGTGTTGTCGGTGTAGCTGTTGATGTCGCAGCCAACACCCGTCTTGTTGCTGGTCAGCAGGATGCCGCTGCCGGTTGCTGCTGCCACCGTTAACGCCACCAAGCTGCAGCCATCAGCATCGATGGGCAGATGCGTGGCCTCATAGCCCACGTCACCCGCCAGCGTCTTGGTGACACGCTCTACCTGGTACAGATAATCATGGTCAGTGGTGCCTGCCACGGACGCTGTACGGGCCAGCTTGACCCGCATGATGTCACCAGGATCCAGGATTCGATTGTGCGCCTGCGGCTTGGCAGAGAAGCGGATTGTGTGCGTCACATACCGGCGCCGAGCCACGATGTAGGCCCCAGCCTTCACCGCATGATCCTCGCTGGTGCAATATTCGCTCATGTCGTGCGACTCATACGGCCCTGCTGGTGCCGTCCCAGCAAAGCGCACCTCAGCCGTGCGGATGATGCCGAAGTCATCCTCAAGCTGCTGCCGCCAGGTCATCTGCGCCACGAACGGCAGCCGATCGGCAAAGCTGGTGTACTGGATCTCGATCGATCCAGGGATGATCGTGTCCTCAGTAAAGATGTATTCCCAATCGATCGGATCGGTGTTGATCGTGCCGTTGGCGTTGATTGGCAGCAGCGACCGCAGGCCCTTCTTGCCGTTCTTGCTGCTTTCGCCCAGCAGGAAGTACGGCGCCCAATCCGCCAGCAGGTCTGAGTAGTTGCGGCTTTCGGTGATCCAGCAGTTGCAGGTGAAGCCGTTGGCCTCAAGAAACTCCGCAGCGGTTTGAAGGGCCGGCACATCAATCAGCGATGCTGGCACCCGCTTGGTGTTGCTCAGCATCCAATAGACCAGATCAGCAAAGTTATCGCTGGGTCCAGTCACGGCATCCACCAGCCGAGTGACGTGCATGCCGCCGCGAATGAATGCATGCACCTGCTTGCGCCATTGATCAAAGCCATCTGGGATGGTGTTGATGAATGACAGCGTGCTCATGTTGGGATAGGTCCCAATAGAGCCGCAGTAGTACGACGCCTCAGGGAAGTCGTACCCAGCACGCACCACCAGGGCGTTGCCTGGCGTCCAAGTGCCTGCTCGGCGGTTGTAGGTCTGGCTGAAGCCGCCCACCCGGCAGGACTGCTGAAAGATGTCCTTTACCGCGATGCTGTCGATCAGCCCCTCGCTGAGCACCAAGTGGTAATAGGCCGTGACGTTGTTGCTGGCATCGTTCTCGAAGCGGCACTCAGTTGCACCCGGGCTGATCAGCACACCACCTTTGCCATTGCGACGACGGGCAAAGCCGATCGGTACCGGCTCACCGATCTCCACTGATCGCTGGTCTGTGTCCAGCCTGCTGCCACCCGCAGCGCCGCGTTCAGTGCTGGGCGTGTTGACTTGTCCTGTTTGAATGGCAACCAATGCCAGGGGATCGGTGCCCTTGATCCAGCTCACAGCACTGCCCCCTTGCCCATGATTGCCGTGGTGAAATTGCGCGGTGGGATCTGGGCACCCACTGGGCTCAGGGCGGAACCCAGCTGCAGAGTCAACGTGGTCAGTGCAGCGGTGCCACCCACCACTTGGCCGGTGTATCCCGCAACCAGCTCCTGCCCAAACTGCGGGACATCGTTGCCGAGCTCTGGATCAAACTGGTAGATGCTGAGCTCCACCAGTCGGCCGCTGCTGATTGCGCTCTCGAAAGCATCGATCACCACGCTAGTGGCAGGAGCTGTGACGCTGATGTCCGCCTCATCTCCGCTCAATCCAGCAGTGAAACCATCGGCCACAAAGGGAACGTACTGCCAGCTGCTGCTGTCGTAGCTCACGGTGGTGTTGCCGTAGTAGCTCTGCCACCGCTGGTAGGTGACACCATCTGCACCGTAGATCCGCATGTACTGCGCCTGTGCCCTTGCCATCAGCGCATCCCCAAAGCCATGCGGGCTGATGGTGTGCGCAATCTGCCGATGACGCCATCAGCGGTCATGCGCATCGCCTTCTCTAAATCGGTCATGGTCACCCAAGTCTGACCGCCTTGCTGCATCACTGGGCCGGTGGTGACGTTGATGGTGGGGTTGACCACGCCCGCACCTCGAGCACCACCCAAGTAGGCCGCCGAGGCCGCGCCCATCTTGCTCTCAGGGATGATGTACTCCCGCTCACCGCCTTCCCCCACCATCGCCAGGGTGGGACGATCGACGACGCCACCCTGCGCAAAGGCCGGCACCGACAGGGCAGGAATGAGCGGCAGGTCTGGAGTAGGTAGCCGGTTGTAGGCACTGATCAACACGTTGATCAACCTGGCCGCAGTGTTGATGTTGTTGACCACGAATTGCAGCACACCACGGAAGGCATTTTTGATGGTCTCCCCGATGGCCTTCCATGCGTTGCCGACCGCATCACGCAGCTGCCCCAGCGGCGCCTGAAGCCGTTGGAACAGATCCATCCACTGCTGGCCGATGGCTTTGAAGCGGTCGACAAAGAAGCCAGCGATGGCCTGGAGCGCAGCACCGATCTTGTCCCGGAAGGCGTAGATCGCAATGCCCACTGCCACCAGGGCGGCAACGATCAAGACGGGCCATCCGACGATGGCTGCCGCAAACGAGGCCAGGCCAGTGAGCAATGGCCCCAGGGCGCCAAGCCATCCCGCAATGGTGGCTCCCAAGCCAATGCCAGCCAGCGCACCAGCAATCGTGACGATGGCCGAGATGGCAGGAGCCAGTACCACCAACGCCGCCAGCAGGCTGCCGAGCACCACAAGGATGGTTTGGATGGGACCTGGCAATTGAGAGAACGCCTGAACCAACGCCACTAGGCCCTGGGCCATGGCTGTGATTGTGGGCAGCAGGGCGGTGATGGCCTGGTTGAACGGTCCGGCCAGCGAGGCGCCCAACTGAGTAAGGCTTTCGTTGAATTTGTCGGCAGCAGCCGCCATGTCGCCGCTGATCGTGGCCTTGTATTTCTCCAGCGATGCGCTGCCTTCATTCAACATCGGGATCAGCTCAGCGCCGCTTTTGCCGAACAGCTGCATTGCCAGTGCTG